ATGATACCAAGTTGTCATGATTTGGAAAAAGAAAACAGTTATCATATGATGATGCTTGGAATGTGTCTATGTTTAGATAAAGATTATGAAATTATCTCTAACAGAGAAGTTGGAAAAGGTAGAGATGATTTAATTTTAAAAGCTAAAGATGAAAAGAAAACATCATTTGTTTTAGAATTTAAATATTTAAAAAAAGATAAAAAAGCTCTTGAAAAAGCATTAGATGACCTGTCAAATAAAGCTATTCAACAAATCAAAGATAATAAATATGATTACGGATTAAAAGGTAAAGTCATTTATATAGGACTTGTCCATCATGGAAAAGATGTAAATATTAAATGGGAAGAAAAATAATATTTTATATAAACTTTATAAATAAGAACTGTTAGGAGTAGCTTAAAAGCGCTCCTTTTTCAATAGACAGGATTAATCGGTATGGGTAACATCCCAATGAGTGGAGTTATTTTTGCAATTGAAGAAGCTTGTAAAATGTCAGCATGTAAAGTAATTTAGATAAAAATAATGCTGAGTATTTTGACTGATGCTGAAAAACAAAGAAATATCGACCTTCAAGAAGTCAACGCGGGTTTGATGCCTGAATGGAAGTACAAGGTCAAATGGCAAGGTATGAGTGAAGAAGAAGCAAAAAGAGAAGTTGCTGAAAATTCAGATGAAGGCATTGAATACGATGATGATGAAGATGACGATACAGAAGAGGATGTAAATGTTAACTGATAAATTTTTGGAAGAGTCGGGTGATGATGTCTCAAATGACTTCAGCACATTGGAAACTCTTCTTTTAATTTGGATGGGTTTACGTTTAAGAAACCTTGCATCTTTAGAAAGCATTGAAGAAGATTATCCAAAATGGAAAAATAAAGCTAGTAGAGAGTTTTTTGAATATTTGGGTACTGAGTTCCAAAAGGTCAAGAAATCGTCTCAAAACAAAGTAAAATCGGCTATCAAAAATGGAATAGCAATGACAGTAAGCAATATCTTTTCAAGATTGAAAGATACTGATGCTCAAACTTCTAAAAAAGACATGTTGAACAGGTCAAATAAGAATTTGAATAAAGGTATCAAGGATACTCAAGGTGAAATCAAAAACCTTTGCAACATTTCAAGAAAATGCACAAACAAGCAATTTATAAAAGCATGTGATGAAGCATATTCTAGAATTGTTGCAGGAAACAATGCCGACAAAGCCATTGAATTATCAATCAGAAAGCTTTCTCAAAAAGGTATTGAAGTAGTTGGTTATGCTGATCATACAACTTCAATGGATACTGCAGTTAAAAGAGCAGTTACAAGTGGTGTCAATCAAACGTCTTTGAAATTTAAAATGGATAACTGCAAAGAGTTGGGCATTAACATTGTAAAGACTTCAAGTCATGGAGGTGCTCGACCATCCCCATCAGGAGTGGCAAGGTAAATTATTTTATCTTCATACTCCTGTAAAAGGTCTACAGAACTTTAAAAAGGCAACGGGATATGGCCGTGTTGATGGTCTAGGCGGAGCAAACTGCAGGCATTCTTTTTATGAGGTTACTGATTATGAGTATAAGAACAATCTGGTTGATACTGAAGAATTTGACAAGAACGGGAATGATGATCAATACGAACTGGAACAAAAGCAAAGATATTATGAACGTCAGATTCGTTCTTGGAAGAAAAGAAAGAATATTCTTGATGAATGCGGTGTAGATTCCACCAAAGAAGCTAAAAAGATTAGAGAATGGCAAGATAAACGCTCTCAATTCATTAAAGATAGCAACATTCACTTCAAGAAAGAACATGGTATTGATAACGTTCTTAAAAAGGCTTATCCAAGAGAGAAAGTAGTCATGGCTGAACGCAGCACAGAAGAAGCTTTAAAAATACTCAAAAAAACTAGTTTCAATTCTGATAAAAAAGAATTTGAAATGTTTTCAAAAATATTAAAATCTTCAATTATGCCAAAAAGCATAGAAGAGTATCAAAATATGAAGTATACTGATATTGATAGATACAAAGCAATTCAATTAGATGTTAAAAATGTAAATCTTCAAAATGAGATTATTAAGATATATAATTTATCTTTGCGAGAAGGACAGCAAGGGAAGCATATTTTAGGTCATAATAATTATCTTAAAGGAAGAAGCTATATTTCTAATGCCACAATGGAAGAAATTCAACAATGTATTTCAACACACGCAGGCAAAGGAATTATACAACGAACAGCGAATGGGAATTGGAATAATAAAGAGCTAATTATTGATGAAAATATGGAAGGATATGTTATTGATATTGATGGGAATTTAATATTAACACATAGATTCATGATTCATTACAGTAAAGATAAAGGAACACATTTAGTGCCTACATTAAGAAAGGAGTAAGGAACATATGACAGAAAAAGAATTATGGGGATATTTTGGAAAAAAAGTAAAGGTAAAATGTGTCACAGGTGAAACCATAAAGGGTATTGTTAAAGGTTTTACTAGAGCGATTGATAATGATCCTGAAGTTGCAAGCATAGAAATTCCTTATTCTGATAACGGCTCTTATGAAATTATGGCAAATGAAATTAAAAGTATAGATATACTTACCGATAGCAAATGAATATAATGTAAGTGAGATAAGTGATTACGCAAAGGAAATGTTTAAATTACGTAGATACGATGAAGTAGAAGCTGAATACATAGCTTCAACTAGCAGAAAGGGGCGGAAATAAAATGGCTTTAAGACATTATCCTAAAGAAATAGAAGAACTGATGGAAATATGGGAACCGTATGAAGATAAAGTAAAAGATGGAGTTATGAGAGATGCCCCAAAAGAAGCAATTGAAGCGTTTAATAAGTGTAAAAAATGGGCTTGGGAACAAGGACAATAAATAATAAGTCAACGAAAGTTGGCTTTTTCTTTTACTTAAAATCAGGAGATTTGATATGAAAACTTTAATAAAAGTATTATTCGTTCTTTTAATCGCTTTAAAACTTATTGATCTATTCATTTGTGGGTTATGTAAAATTCTTATCCCACTTTTTATTTTCGGTTTAATTATGATAATTGCTTTTATTTTAGAAATTTTTTAGTAAAAAAGGAGAAAAAAATGAGTTCAGGTGAATTTATTGAAATTTGTAAAGAAGAAGTTAGAAAGCACAATGAGCAACACATGGATAAAAAAGAAGATTTTGTAGTTTTTGTTGTATGGCAATGTAAGACATTACAAAACCATAAGGCTATTTTAAGTGCATCAAATAAAGGAGCTATGTTGTATGAATGTACGTACAATGGAGACAAGAAAGAGCTCTATATTGATGCTTATAAGAAATTTGAAAATAGATGCATAAAGTTAGGAGAATAGAAATATGAAATTTAAAAGAGCGTTTAAACTTATGTATAACGGAGAAAAAATTAAGCTCCCATCTTGGGGTGGATATTGGTATTGGGATGATGAAAAGAAAACAGTCATTATGCATACCAAAGAAGGCAAAGAAATGGATATTAGAGAAACTGAAAGAGTCATTTATACGTTATCTAATATTCTTGATGATGGATGGGTTCTTGCTGATGAAGAAAACTGCCCAGAATTAGGTGGAGAGGCCACTTTTGGGTTTGATGAAGCTATTAAGTATTTAAAACGTGGAATGAAAGTGAAACGTAAAGGATGGAATGGCAAAGACCAATACATTGAACTTGCAACAAACGTATCTTTCAAAACACCTAATGATGAAGTTATTAATGTAGATCATATTGATATGGGTAATAAAGCAATTGCCTTTCATGGGACAAGCGGTGTGCAGTTAGGATGGTTAGCAAGTCAAAGTGATATGTTATCAGAAGATTAGACTTTTGCGGAAGAGAATTAAGGAGAAAATAGAAATGTCATATGAATTAAAACAAAATTTAGCCAACCGTGCCAATTATGGAAGTAAAAGAGATTTATCAAAAATCAAATACTTAGTTATTCATTATACAAACAACGATGGAGATAGTGATGAAGCAAATGGAAAATATTTTGCTAGAGAAGTTGTTAAAGCATCCGCTCATTACTTTGTAGATGATGATAGTGTAACACAATCTGTACCAGATAATTTTGCTGCTTATGCAGTTGGTGGTAAATGTCAATCAGCTCACCACCCATATTATGGTACGATTAAAAACGCTAACTCGATCTCAATCGAAATGTGCGATAACCATAAATATGGTACTGTTCATATTTGCGATGAAACTCTTGCTAATACTTATGCGTTAGCACGTGCATTGATGAAAAAATAAAATATTGATATTGATCACGTTGTACGTCATCACGATGTCAATGGTAAATTATGCCCAAACTGTAATGGTTTACTAAATGATAACGTATGGCAAACATTCAAGAATAACATTGTTAACTCTACAACTGGAGCACTAGGCACAGGCACTGTAGTTCCAGCTGCTGCTAAAAATGATAAATTAGACAGTTTGATTGCAAGAGGTCAACAACATTCAATCAACTTTACAGGTCATTCAATTGCAACTGATGGTGCATATGGTCCTAAGACTCAAGCAAATGTTGCTAGATGCTTCCAAGTTGCAATCAACAAAGATTATGGAGCTAAATTAAAGGTTGATGGTGCTTTTGGTAAAAACAGTAAATCGGCTTTAGGTAAACACTATGTAAAACGTAAAGAAACTCAATGCCTTGTTACAGCAGTAGAAATTGCATTAATGTGTAGTGGATTAGAAGCTGCAGTAAAACAATTCCAATCAGATAGAGGATTGAAAGTTGATGGAATTGCAGGAAGAAACACTATTTTGAAATTAATGGGTGTTTAGAATGAAAAAACTAAAGATTATTATCATTGTATTACTTTTATTGATTATTTGTTTACTTGCCAAAAATACTCAACATCATTTTCAAATTATCGAAAAAGATAATCAAATTGAGAAATTAAAACAAGAAAATTTGAAACATCAATACCAGATTGAAGAAATGAATGAACAATGGGGAGTTTACAGTGAATAATATTAAAAATATGATGTACAATATATATGCACATTCAATGTGTTAGTTAATAGAAAAAGTGAAATGTAATATTATCTATTCTTCAGAAAGTCTACAACCTTATTTATTAACTAAAAAGAAAGAACTACTCATTAATTTGAGTAGGTTCTTTTTTGTTTTAATGTATTTTTTATAGAAATATAGTATATAAATAAAATAGTAAGTTTCAAAACAATCTAGCGCATTTTATTGCAATATAAAGAGATATAAAGGAATATGAAAGGTAAATATTCTGCTTTGACGGTAGCTAAATGGTTTTTGTGGTACAATGACAAAATTCTAGAAGAAGATGCCGATTTGATATCCAATTTAAAATTACAAAAATTATTATAGTATGCTCAAGGGTGTTATTTAGCATTAAAGAATGAACCGCTATTTAATGAACAAATTGTAAATTGGGCACATGGACCTGTTGTAGAGGAAATCTATCATAAGTATAAAAATAATGGTTCAAATGGTATAGAATATCAAGGTGATTATGATAATTCAATTGATAATGATACAACTGCAGTTTTAGAAGAAGTATATGATGTTTTTGGTAAATATTCTGCGTGGGGATTAAGAAATATGACTCATCAAGAAGATCCTTGGTTAAAAACACAAAGAAATGAAGAGATTCCTTTACCTTTGATAAAAGATTATTTTGAAAAAACATATATTACTGATTAATGGGAAAGTTAAAGCGAAAACAAGAAAATAATAAAATATCTAAGCAAGGACTAAAAATAAAATGTTTATTTATGAATGACCATGATACAATATTATTTTCTTTTAAATATCTTACAAACCAAGATAGGTATAATTTACAAGGATTTAAAGGAAGTAAAAATTTAAGAAGTAATATAGATTTCTTAAATGCTTTCCATGATTGTTTAAATAGAATGGGTACTGATGGATGGGAAATCTTGAGAAATAAAAATAAATTTCAAGGTGGAAGAGAATTATTAGAATATTCTCAAATTAATTTTAATGCACTAGATCCTCAAAATGAATTGAACCTTGCTAAAGATACTAAAGTATGGGTTATTAGGTTTGGAGGAAACAAATATCGTTTAATAGGATGTAGAAGCAAAAAATGTCAGGCTATATTTCATATTTTAGGTATAGAGCGTGACCATTCTGCTTATGACCATGGTTCATAGTTTTAATGTACATAAAAGCCTACTCAATTTATGGGTAGGCAATTTTTTATATATTATTTGCTTTTTCAATCATGTCTTGCATTGCTTTTCTGATCACATCTGATTGCTTGATTCCGAGTTTTTTGCAAGCTTCTTTGAATTCATCTACAAATTCAGTTTTGTACGATGCTTTTACTTGCTTCATGTTTTCTTTTTGCCATTCTCTCATGTATTTTGCTTGATTAAATTTTTCCTTTTCCATTTTAACGTTCCTTTCTTCTTTTGATAACAATGTATAAAATAATGAAAATTGCTATTATTCCAGATATTTGCATATATTTAAATTGTTAGCTATAATGAGCATTGGAGAAGGAATTTTTTAATTCCCTTTCCAGCCTTTTAAGATTTCTTGAATTCCTAGAACGATTGCTACAACGTATGCTAGAGTTTCCAAGAAATCTTATAAATTACAGATACCTAACAATTTATTTTCCCTCCTTTCTTTACAATATTATTATAGTATAATAGTACCAGTATGTAAAGAATAAGGGGCTTTTTTATGCTATTTTATAAATTTCTCTACTCTTATTACATATAGGGATATTAATTAAAAAAAGCAATCAAATTTATTTTTGACACATTTCTAACTTGCTACCTACTGGATAGCTACAGTATGTCTACCGACATTTTGGATTTTTCTATTAAAAATTGGTTAAAACTGAGAATGATATTCTACTGTATAGCTATCGACATTTCAAAAGAAAAGGCATAGAAAGTCTTACTTGGACACAATAAAGATTTTCATTTATTTTTTTAGGATGAATATCTTTACCAAATTTATCAATCATATTGGAATAGACATTTGGCGTAAATTCAAGTTCAATAACTTTAATTTTTCCTTCGCCATACATATAAGTCATATTATTGAGCTTCTTTTCAAATGAGTTTAATTGATAATCCTCAAACTTTACATCACTATCTTTAACAATCTCAACATTTTTTACATAGTCTAAACGATATTGAATGCATGTATTTTGATCTTTTGCACCTTGGCATAAAAGATAATATTCATTGTTAGAAAAAACAGTATCGATAGGAGCCAATTCGGTTAATTTATGTTTTTCATTAAATGTTAAAGAAGGTTTTTGATATTCAAAGCGAATTTTTTCTTTTCTTTGATAGCTTTGGTAATGACTTCTAATTCTTGATAGAAAACTTGTTCATTTTCATTTTTAACAACATGCAGATTTAGTCTTTTTTGAAAATAAGCTTGGTTATGAATACTAAATAGATCTTGCATTCTTTTTTTATAGTTTTCTTTTGTTTTTAAAGTAAAGAAATGAGAACTATAAACAAGATCAATAATCGCTTTGGCTTCCATTAAGTCTAGATTTGGATTTTCATAATAAAAGTAATTATTTCTTCATTCTTTATAAGCTTTAATGATTGTATCTTCATAATAATTGTTATAGTTTTCTGAATTTGATAAGAGCATCAAAATCATTTTTAGCTTTGGAAGTATTGAGTTTTATAGAGTAATCAGTTATTATAATCATGTCTTTTGACAGAGGATGATAAGTGACGTTTGGCGATGTTGGGTATCATCCTTTTTACTTTCTATATATTTAAATAATTATGACATGATATCAAAGTAATATAAAGAAAAAAAGCAGACCTCATGAAACAGAAGAGGTCTGCTTTTACTACATATATTAAAACCACAAGATTTTGAAAAGAAGTTTCAAATATCATGGCTTGGAATAAAATCCAAATTATTTTTGCTACTTTTTATTATAAAACTAATACCCCGCGCATAGCACGTGATAACCATATAGCTTTAGCGTTGAGCAAAAACACCAGAGATTAATGTGTTAAGGTATTTATTTTAATTTTCTTTGTTATTCTTTCACTAAAAAAGATAGCAGAAAGGGTATATTAAGTTTAATGCGAAAATATGATAAAATCATATACTTTTTTCACTTTGTAATTTTTTAAAATACTTATTAGAATAGTTTAAAATGCTTATTGATTATATGATTTGCAAAAAGCTTTTTTATACTTTTATGGCTGACCAAGCATTAATTTATTAAGATTATTATGATATAATTGGGGCAGTTGTACGTAAAGGAGAATTTGCAAAATGGTAAATAATATTGAATTTACATGGGATGAAGATCCTGTTGATATAAGTGCTGAAGCCAATTTTATTTGGTCGATAGCAAACAAATTAAGAGGAGTATACATGCCAAATAAATATGGTGATGTCATTATTCCTATGACAATCATTCGCAGGTTTGAATGTGCTTTAGAAAAAACAAAAGAAGATGTGGTACGAAAACATAATGAAAAACCAGATTATCCTGCAAAAGCTTTTTATAGAATGACAGGATACGAATTTTATAATACTTCAGAATATTCTTTAAAAGAATTATGTAATGATTCTGAAAATATTAAAGATAATTTTCTTCAATATATTGACGGTTTTTCGGATAATGTCCAAGAAATTTTAAAGTCCGAAGATACTTTAAAATTTACAGCAGAAATAAATAAAATGGAAAAATCAGGAACACTTTATTCTATAATTAAAGCCTTTTCAGAATTAGATTTAAGCATTGAAAAATTTGACAGTATAAAAATGGGATATATTTTTGAAAATTTAATTGGCAGATTTTATCAAAATGTTGAAGCTGGGCAATATTATACAGGTAGAGATATCATTAAATTGTGTGTTTCTTTATTGATTTCAGAAGGATGCGAAGATATTTTCTTACCTCAAAGAGAAATATCTGTATTAGATCAAGCTTGTGGAACAGGTGGAATGTTGTCAACAGCATATACATATTTAAAACACTATAATCCTAATTGCAATGTTCGTTTATATGGACAAGAAATTATGGGACAAACATATGCTATTGGATTGGCTGAAATGCTTATTAAAGGACAAAGTGCAGATAATTTTAAAAATGCAGATACATTCAAAGAAGATTGTTTTAAAGACAAAAAGATGCGTTTTGTTTTAGAAAATCCTCCATTTGGACAAGCATGGGGAGGGGAAAAAGCAAAAGATGGACAAGAAGATGCTGTAAGGAAAGAACATGCTAAAGGATTTAATGGTCGTTTTGGTGCGGGTCTGCCTAGCTCTGGAGATGGACAATTATTATTTGTACAAGCAGCTGTTAATAAAATGGATGATGAATATGGGCGTGCAGCAATTATTGAAAATGGATCACCTTTGTTTTTTGGTGGAACATCATCTGGTGAATCTCAAATTAGACGTTGGTTATTAGAACAAGATTTAATTGAAGCTATTGTTCAATTACCAACAGATTTATTTTACAACACGGGTATTTCTACATATATTTGGATTCTTTCAAAAAATAAAAGAGAAGAAAGAAAAGGAAAAATTCAATTAATTGATGCTTCTAATATTTATACTAATTTACGTAAATCGTTAGGAAATAAAAGAAAAGAAATTTCGCCAGAAAATAGAAAAGAAATTACTGAATTATATATAAATTTTGAACAATCTGAATTGAGTAAGATTTATAAAAACACTGAATTTATTTATAGAGAATATACTGTTATGCAGCCACTACAAAGATCATATTCTTTTTCAAAAGAACGTATTGAAAATATGATCAACAAGGGAACACTAAAATCTCTTTATGACGAAAGTAAAGTGTTTGAATTAGAAAATTCAACAGAAGAATTAAAAGATAAAGAAAAAAAGACATTAAAAAAATTTAAAGAAAATAAAATAACTTATGATGCAATTTTAAATACTTTGAAAGAATATGAGGATGATACACTTTACAATAATCCTGATGATTTTAAGCCAATAGTAAAACAATTATTGGCTAAAATTAATGATGAAAAAATTGATAATAAATTTGTTGATAAAATTGTTGATGGCCTTTCTGAAATGGATAAAAACGCTGATATTCAAAAAGATAAAAAAGGTAATATATTATTTGATAAATCAACAAAAGATACTGAAATTGTACCATATGATGTAGCAATTGAAGATTATATGAAAACTGAAGTATTACCCCATGTTCCAGATGCAAAAGCTTTTTTTGAAGAAGATTTAACTAAGAAAAAGCCAATTATTAAAACTGGTGCAGAAATTCCATTTACAAGATATTTCTATAAATATCAAGAACCTCAATCAAGTGAAGAACTTGCTAAAAAATTTATTGAATTAGAAGAATCTATTAATTTTAGAATTCAAAAATTATTTGGTGGTGAATAA